AAGGCAGCGGCGAAAGACGCTGCATTGGGCGTCGAGAAGTTTACGGTTGAAGTGGCCGGGGTGTTCAAGGGCGATCTTCGCCAGGTGATGAAGGCCCACGGCATCAACAACCAGCAGGACATTCACCAGCGGTTGCTCATCAACCTGATCGCCGCCGACTTCGAAACTCAGGCGCAGATGCTCAAGTGTGTCACGACACCTTTTGTTGTTACTGAAAAGGTGTCGCAGATCATCAGGGCGGCCGGCCTGAAGTCGCTCGCCGACGACCCGCCCGAGCCTGACGACGAAATCGAAACGCCCGCATAACCCACCCTACTCGCTGCATCCGGTAACCGGAGGGCGGCGCTTACCCGGAGTAACCCCATGACCAAGCAAGCACAGCAAACAGTACTCGCCGCCGAACTCCCCGAGCGCGGCCAACCTCTGGCCGGCGGCGTGTTCGTCACCCGCTACTGGCTCAACGGCGTAGAGCGGGCCCTGATCCTGCTGCCTGACGAGCTCAGCGGCGCATGGGGGGAGTATGGCGTCGAAATCAAAGGTGCCGGCAGTTACAGCGACGGCGAAGCCAACACCAGGGCGATGGCCGAAGCTGGCAGTGTGATCGCCGTGAAGGCCTTGGAGCTGGATGGCTTTATCCCGTCTTGCCTGGAAGGCCAGCTGCTGATGGCGGCCAAGGCCGATGGCTTGGTGGAGCTCCGCGAGGACCGCTGGTACTGGCTGAGTTCGCAGCGCTCCGCCGACTTCGCCTACACCATGGACTTTGAAGATGGCTGGCTCGACTACGACGTCAAGGGCCACGAGCGGCTCGCGCGCCCTGTCCGCAGCCTCCCTATTCAGTAATTCATTTCTTCATTCGTTTTTCGCAGGTGATTCCCGGGAGCGCCAGGACGGCGCTCAGACCAGAAGCTCGTCGGGAAGCGCCGGCTACCTGCACCCTTATCTCGCTCACAGGAGCATCCCATGCGTTCAAATGAACTGACCACGTACACCCGTGGCGATCTGACTATCAGTAGCCCGGACGAAGGTGTGGTGCTAAAGCTCGCGACCTTGGCAATCGCCGCTGAGCCCGCAGTCACCGAAAGCGATATCCCTGCCATCGGCCAGTACTGGCCAGGTGAAGGCGGCGTGAACGGCGGCCTATTCCCCGGAGGCGAAAAGCCCTACTACTTGATCGTGCCGTTCGGCAGTGATGCCGAGGCCGCCCACGAGTGGGGCGGCTACGGACAGGAACTCGACGGCGCCAAATCCCCATGGGATGGGCAGGCAAACACCGCTTACCTCGTGAGTAGCAACCGGGAGCACGACCACCCTGCTGCCCAGTTTTGCGCCGCATTCGAGCGCGACGGTCACAAGGACTTTTACCTGATGGCGCGCCGTGAGGCGTCCTTCCTCGAAATCACCGTGCCGGATGTGTTCACGCAGTCTTATCACTGGACCAGCTCGCAGCGCTCCGCCTACAACGCCTACGCCATGGGCTTTGAAGATGGCTGGCTCAACGACTACGGCAAGGTCAACGAGCGGCTCGCGCGCCCTGTCCGCAGAAAGTTTATTTGATCATTCAATTCTTCATTCATGGGTGCGATAGCACCCTTGCTTTTCAGGAGGCCAGGGATGGCACTGCATACGGATTTGGAAATCCACAAGGTGGCCGAGGAGTTGCTCGGGCTTTCGCTTGACCTGGTGCGCAACATCCCGCGCGACCTGAAACAGGTTGTCGGTGCAAAGATCCGGGACGAGTGCTTGCAGGTCCTGGTGCTGATCGGCCGGGCCAACATGACTCGGGAGAAGCTACCCCACATCAACCTCCTGCTTGAAAGCATCTGGATGCTCAACTACTTGCTGCGCGCCCTAACCAATCGAGGGTTGATCAGTAAGGGGCAGCACGCCAAAGCAATGATGATGACGGCCTCAGTTGGCCGCCAGGCAAACGCCTGGAAGAAGTCCGCAACCGCGCCCGCTGCTTGAGGGTCAAGGCCCTCTTGCCTGCGCGCCAAATCTGGTCGAGCCGCTGACCTCTGGGTCACCGCCATGCGCACAACAGATACCGCCGGTCTAAAACGGCCGCGTAGGTCTCGCGCAGTTTCCAAGCTGATCGGCAATGCCTTCAGCTTGGCGATGTAGATAGCTCGACAGGTCGCAGCGCTCCGCCAACAACGCCTACAACATGGACTTTGAAGATGGCTGGCTCAACAACAACGACAAGAACAACGAGCGGCTCGCGCGCCCTGTCCGCAGATTTAAGTGTTGCTCCCTTCCAGTTCGAGGATCTCGTCCAGGCTTACTACGACTGTCGGCGCAACAAGCGGAACTCCGCGAGTGCCCGGTTGTTCGAGAAGGATATGGAGATCAACTTGCTGGAGCTGTACGACGACCTGATTGCCGGCACTTACCGGCCAGGCCGATCCATTTGTTTCGTTGTCACCCGACCCAAAGCCCGCGAAGTGTGGGCGGCAGCCTTTCGGGACCGCGTCGTCCACCACCTCATGTACAACCATGTAGCACCGCGCTTCTACGCCAGCTTCATAGCGGACAGTTGCGCATGTATTCCAGGGCGCGGCACGCTGTACGCCGCCACCCGACTTGAATCAAAGATCCGTAGCGCCAGCGAGAACTGGTCAAAGCCGATCTTCTATCTGAAGTGCGACCTAGCCAACTTCTTCGTTGCCATCGATAAGGCCGTGCTGCGCAAGCAACTGGAAGCCAGGATCACCGAACCCTGGTGGCTGGCCCTGGCCACGCAGATCCTCATGCACGACCCGCGCGAGGATTACGAGACCCGAAGCCCGGCGCACCTGTTCAATCGGGTGCCGCAGCACAAGCGTCTGGTTGCGCAGCCCGCCCATCTCGGCCTGCCGATCGGCAACCTGTCGTCGCAGTTCTTCGCCAACGTCTACCTCGATGCCCTGGACCAGTTCGCCAAGCACACGCTGCGCGCCAAGCACTACATCCGGTACGTTGATGACTTCGTGTTCCTGCATGAGTCGCCGCAGCAACTCAACCAGTGGTTGGCCCAGGTCGAAGCATTCCTGCCCAAACTTGGCGCCAGGCTGAACCCCACCAAGACGATCCTGCAGCCCGTGGATCGCGGCGTCGACTTCGTGGGCCACGTCATCAAGCCGTGGAGGCGCACAACTCGTAAGCGATCACTGGCCCAGGCACTGAAGCGCACTGCCGCGGCGCCCGCCGAGGATCTGCGCGAGACAGCCAACAGCTATTTCGGCCTGCTCAGTCAGGCCAGCCACAGCCATACGGACCGGGCAGCACTCGCCCGCGTCGTGCTGAAGCGCGGCAATAGTGTCAACGCCGCGCTGACCAAGACCTTCCAGAAAAAGTAACTCCCCCACTCCACCGCCCGGGCATGGCCCGGCAAGGACTCCCCGTGAAACGAATTTACCTAAGCGGGCCCATGAGCGGCTTGCCTGGGCTGAACTTCCCCACCTTCCACAGCATGACCGCCAGCCTTCGCGCCAGCGGCCACACAGTTACCAACCCCGCCGAGATCAACCCAGAAGGCGGCACCTGGACCGACTGTATGCGCCGCGACATTGCCGCCCTGATGGACTGCGACACCGTGGCCATCCTGCCCGGCTGGGAGAACTCAAAGGGCGCAAAGCTGGAAGTGCTGATCGCCGAGAAGCTCGGCATGACCGTTGTGGATGCCCATGATCTGGTAACGAGGGAGGCTGTATGAGCAGTGAGTTCAAGCGCGAAGAGCGCTACGTCGTAATCAAGATCAAGGACCTGGAGTTCAACAGCCCTTCTGGAGACAAAAACAAACGCAGCAAGGAATTGGGCGAGTGGATTTCACGCAACAGCCTACGGACCCGCGAATGCGTTGTCGTCGAATCTGACTGGCCGGAGTACCACCTTGTCTGGGCCATGATTGAACACCGCATGGCCGGCAAGCCTGTTCCGAACTTCAACGACTGGCGGCGCGCTGATGAACTGCAACAGCGCCTGACCGCTGCCGATCAGGAGGTAGATGATCTGCGGGCTGAACTCAAGGCTGTACGCCTGGGCCCCTGCAAGATGATGGCCGGGGACGAACTGCCATGACCCACAAAAGCTACAGGCTCGACCCGAACGTGAGAACAATCACCGACCTGGTGACCGATGAGCAGGTGCAGAGCTCGTTCCAGGGCACCAACTTCGGACACGATGACTTTCGCGGGCTATTGGCCCAGGGCTGCATCAAGGCGCTGGCCGGCTGGCACCAGGGCCACACGCTGACGAGCATCCTCGAAGAGCTGCGGCTGATCACCTGGAACCGGCAGGTTGGCAAGATCAAAGTCACAGCCAAAGGCCGCCACTATATTTGGCTCGCTTTCAAGGGCAGCCCGGGCGTCTGATCCCGGAAGGAGTACATCCGTACTCCACCCGCAAAACCTGTAACCCCTCCCCCTTCAAAGTCAGCCGCTATAGCGGCAAGGAACCCGGCATGTCTGAAATAAAGGAACGCCCCATCCTGTTCTCGGTGCCGATGGTGCGCGCCATCCTGGAAGGCCGGAAGACGGTCACGCGGCGGGCACTGAATGCGCAAGCGCTGAAGAACATAGGCTACGGCGTTCAGCTTGGTGAATGCCACGAACTTCCAAGCGAAGGCCCGCTGCACCCGAACAGCATCGGGTACTACACGGACTTCTGCCCCTTCGGCCAGCTCGGCGACCGGCTGTGGGTGCGCGAGACGTTCGCGTGCGGACTTTGTACGGATCAGCCATATGCGTACAGGGCGACCCACGCGCCCGAAGATCTAGAGGCGGGATGGCATGATCCAATAAAGTGGAAACCCAGCATTCACATGCCGCGCGCCGCCTGCCGCATCCTGCTGGAGATCACCGACGTCCGCGTCGAGCGGTTGCAGGACATCAGCGAGGAACAGGCCCAGGCCGAGGGCTGCTTCTTCACTGACTACGGCCGCAAGTGCGGGCATACGGGCAGTGGCTGGACTGAAGTCGGTGACTGCCCAGCGCCTGAAGCGCATCACCCGCAGCGCAATGGATGGATGTGGGACAAAACATCCAACCCGAACGAGTGCCTGGGCACGGCGACTTGGGCGTTCGCCAACCTTTGGCAAAAAACCGGAGGCGACTGGGAAGCGAACGCGTGGGTCTGGGTGGTCGAGTTCAAGCGGGTGACGCCATGATCGCCCCCCTCTGGTTCGCCTACGTCTTCATCTACAAGGTGAATAAGCCATGACGCAGACAGCGCAGGAAAAGTTCGAAGCTTGGCATTTGGCCCGGTTTCCGGGAGCAAGTCTGTCGAAACGGACAAATGGCGAGTACATCAATCTGTACGTCGGCATGTGCTGGATTGGCTGGAGCGCATCCCGCGAGACGCTGGTGGCGGAGCTGCCAGCCGTCGAGGCCTGGGACAACGACGGGCGCCTGGACCGCGAGAAAGACGACACGGCTGATTGTGCAATCGGGCTGGTGCCGGTGATTGATGTACGCAATGCACTTGCTGAGCTCGGCATCCCCTTCAAAGCAACAGCCTAACCCCAATCCCCCTACATGCCTGCCGGTGAGCGGCGGGCGAGGAATCCTATTGCCATGAGTATCTATAAGCGCTACTTCCGAATCACTGAAGGGCCCATGGTCGAGGAAATTGACCGCCTGTTCGAACTGCGCATCGCCGCCGGCAAGCTGTATGCGGATCTGGCTGTGAAGAATGGCGCGACCGGAGCAAACAATTACCAGCGCTCTGGAACTTTCGCGGGGTTCTCCTTCGCCGAGTCGCCAGATAAAGCCGTGTATCGCCTCGACAGCAAGACTCGCCTATGGATTCCTCGCAAGAATGTTCCGGCGGGGAAAGCGATCTGGGAAGAAATCAACTCCCTGCCATCACCGTCGCCAGTCGAGCACGCCCTGCGCCTTGTGGGGCTTGAGCCAGGTCTGCCGATGCTCACCGATGCCGGCCGCTGGTATGCACCGACCCTCTGGGGTTTCGGCGCCCCACGAAACATCTGGTTCGTCAGCGTCCCATGGAAAGACATCGACCCATCAAGGCTTGAGCAGTACAGAGCCGAAAAGGCTGAAGGCAAGCAATTCAATGGCGAGCTTGACGCGCTGCTGTGGCAGCCCCCTGCCAATTGGCAAGAGGTGAAGTCCTGGCAGATCGAGAAAGAAACCGAAGAGCTATCAGCCAAGTCTGAAACCGCCTAGACCACTCCCACCTTCTGCCGCCCAGCGCGGCAAGGACACCCCATGTTCGCTATGAAACTCACCCTGATACTGCTGGGCGCTGTTCTGTACCTGGTAGGAACACTCGGCTGGTTCGGCTGGGCCGGGCCAGGCCTTGTTGGCACGGGCACCACCGAGGCACTGCTCTACGCCTTCGCCGGCACATGCGCCTGGCTGCTGATCAGCTTCGGTCTGGCAATCCACATCATCAAGACAGCGCGGCCCACGGCGGGCGGTAGGAGGATTTAATGAGCAAGGTTACCCTTGACGAATGGGCGGCTGCCGAGTTCAAGACGCCGCCAAGCCCAAACACCCTGCGGAAATGGGCGCGAGAGGGAAGGATCGCTCCGCTACCGGTCAAGCACGGGCGCAACTACTATGTAGAGTCCGACGCCCACTACCAAGAACCTGATCAACAGCCCGTACGGATTGTCGGCGGTAGCCTGATCAGCAGAATAGAGAGAGCACGCAATGGCGCGTATTCGGCCTGGGCAAGGATAAGGAGGCGGCAATCCTTGAGGCTGTCGCCGCCAACCACGCAGACGCGATCAAGCCAACGCTTGCGGAGCGCATCAGCACGCCGGCGCCAGCGCCTGGCAAATTGTTCTCTGAATGGCTGGAAGAGTACCGAGATTTGTTCGCCGAAAGAAAGCTGTCCGCCAGCAGCAACAAGAACGTGGGGATGCGGATAAACCGGCTGGCAGCCGTGTTCGGCTCGAAAGGCATTAAGGACATCACCACCATGGATGTGGCCGATTACCTGACGGGCATGGCCAAAGAGGGCAAGGCGCAGATGGCCAGGGCGATGCGCTCGCTGTTGCGAGACGTGTTCGCCGAGGCTCAGGCGCGGGGGTGGGCAGACACCAACCCGGTCGAAGTGACCAAAGCGGCGCGGGTGAACATCAAGCGCGAACGGCTGACGCTGGATCTGTGGAAGGCAATCTAT